GTTGCTAAACCGAACCGCCACACGCCAAGATCTAGCCAGTGTAGAAACAATTCTACAAGCTCTCAGCACCGATCCCGAACGTGAATCTAAACTGGCCGACTTCCGTGAACACATGAAGCGTGAAGGCTTGCCATTTTTAGAAAGTGCCGAGCTACTTCGTCCTGTGACTGATGTGCATTTTTTAGCCAAACTACGTGACAGGATCGTGAATCAAGGCATGACACCCTTGATTGAAACGACCTTGATGGAAGCCGAAGCTCGCATACCACACATTGAAGATCTGGTGTTTGATCGTGGCACACGTGGCATCGAAGAAGCCATGGCCATCATACGTAGTGCCGCCGAAGACACTAGAAAGACCACCACGGTCAAATGGGATGGCAAACCTGCCATCATCTGGGGTCGTGATGAGCAGGGCGATTTTGTACTCACAGACAAGAGTGGGTTTGGTGCCAAGGGCTATCAAGGCCGGGCTACTAGCATGGCGCAACTGGCTGGCATCATGAATCAACGTGGCGGTGAACGTGGTGACCTGATCGGCATATACCAAAAACTATGGCCCCTGTTGCAAGCGGCCACACCTGACGACTTCAAAGGATACTTGCAGGGTGATCTGTTGTATACTGAAACTCCACCTGAAGTTTCGGGCAACTTGGAATTCAAACCCAACTTTGTGGAATACCGCATTCCGGCCGCTAGTGCGCTGGGTCAGGCCATTACGGCCAGTGAAGTGGGCATAGCTGTGCATACCCGATATCGCACTGCCGATGCCACAGCCGAACCCATAAGAAGTGCAAATCTAGATCCTGTGCCAGGCCTGCTCATCATCGAACCCACAGTCAAAGACATTAAAAATGTCACACTCAACAAAAAGCTCATAGATCAACTGCGGGCAGTGATCAGCACCCACGGTGCTGACATCAATGGTCTGTTCAATCCCAGCGAGTTAAGAGCCGCACAACTCAGCGACTTGCCGGCCTTGTGCAAACGCTACATCAACAGCAGGATCACCACGGACTATGAAAATCTCCTGCCAGACTTTGGAGCTTGGTTGCAGACCAATGTCACACCGCGAAAGTACAACAACATAGTGGAATATCTACAGAGTCCACGTAGCAACATGTCGGGCATCACGGCCGCATTCACTGCTTTCTTGTTGTTGCATGAGATCAAGATGGACATGCTGTCGCAACTGGATCGCCAACAGCCCGGACAAGAAGGCTGGGTGTTGGCCACTGATGCTGGCCGTGCCAAACTGGTCAATCGCTTTGGATTTTCAGCTGGAAATCGTATCCTAAACAACCCAAATCTGGTCTCCTAGACCCAGATTTTCTCCAAAAGATATAAATAAAAGTAGGACCTTTGAGTCCACATACTAAGGAGAATTATTATGCCAGCATTAACAATCACCAGTGGTGGTTCACAACCAGTATTTGCAACTGACACCCTAAACGGTCCACAGTTAGCCGCAACAACAACCTACACACCTGCAGGTGTCCCAACCAACTTCATGGGTCCAGCCCTTGACTTCTTTGGTTGCGACCTTGGTGCAGATCCTTCAACAGAAGCCGAAGTAAATGGCATGTTGCAGACCCTGTTACAGAGCATACAACAGACAGCCACAGTGGCCATGTATCAAGTTGCTGCCACAGCAAACGTTACCAACTTCTCGGTGGCAGTGTTTCCAGTTGCTGCTTACACAGCAGCCACATTGCAAGCCCAGATCCGTGCATTGGGTACAGTGGCTGGATATGACTTGTCTGCTGCAACTGTTACCAACGTTGGTTTCCGTTTGGCTAGTTCAGCTACATCAGCATCCTAATCAACTTTACATTGATTGCAAGAAACGCCCTCCGGGGCGTTTTTTGTTGACTTTGTACACAACTCTGTTATACTGGTTAAATACATCATGCAGGTCAGCAAAATCACCGAAGTCACCATATTTGAAAGCCCCGACGGTGGACGCACTGTGTATGCCAGGAAACCCGGCACCACACACAGAGAACTGCACTATCAAGATCCCAACCTGCAACAAGAACTCAAAGAATTAGAAAGTCAAAAACGCTGGGTGGACATATTCCAGGCCCGCCGAGACAATGCCGAACTTGATCACCTGTGCGAACAGGTGGAGATACTGTATGAACTGGGTCGCCCGCAATCATGAAGTTTGTGTGCCAGACCCTGTTTGACATCACTGCCACAGGCACCACGGGCCACCCCAAGTCCACACGCTGGCCCGGCCAGGACCGTAGTGGCCAGATCATCACCGATGCTGCAACCTGGAACCGCAGCCGTAACCAACAACGCAACTGGGAAACCCTGCAACAGATCCTGGGTCTGCGCACACAGATCACTGAGATCACTGATCCTGTCATGGATGCCTCAGGCACACGTTGGATGTTTGAGTTTTCTACAGATACACCCGGTGCGTTTGGACCCGATTCTGATCCCACCGCTGTGTTGCGCACAGATGCTGCGGGGGTGCCCATGTTGCGGGACAGTGTAGCTGAAGCTGTTACAGACACCTGTCTGTGTACACAAGGTGCAGGCCAGAATATCTGGTTTGCCGCTGTGCCCATAAATACATGATGGAGATCCAACATGGCCGAGACCACTGACATCGAAAAGAAAAGCCTGGAAGCACATGTGGAACTGTGTGCTGAACGCTACAATTCCCTGGAAGCACGCCTGGATCATGTGGATGCCAGGATCAGCACGCTCAGCGACATCGTCAGAGAAGTGCATGACATGATGCAGAAAATGAGTGAAAAACGCAACGATCAGATCATTTCCTGGGGTCTGGGCATCATTGGTGCGCTGACAGCCACCACAGTATATCTTGTGACCCAATACGTTTTTAAATGATAAATGATCGCGAAGCGGAGAGAGTATTCCGCCAAGAATTCCGTGATCTCATGCCGCATGTGATCTGGCAAAGTGAGGACGGTGTGTATCAGGTGTTTGGTCGCTATAGGATACAGCCCGAGACTCAGGGATGGCGTGTGTTTTGTAGTGCCACAGATGTGGGAGTATTTGCCACCACAAGAACAGCACTCAGCTGGTGCATAGCAGACAAAAACTGCGCATATAACACTGCCCAAGAAATGTTGACCACAGACAACAAGTTGGCCGCACTCACAGCCGACATTGACACCCGTGCTGCCATAGGTGATAGGAGCCGTGATCCAGCCCTGAGAGAAATCATCATGACCAAGCTGGCCAGCAAGATCATACACAAAAAACGGCTGGAAAATCAGTTGTCCAAATGTGTGAGCTGGGCTAAATATGTTCAACAACGAGGATTCGAAGATGAAACTGCAAGAACTGGCCGTGGCCAACCCAACAAAACAAGCCGCCCGGGTATTTGAAAGCTACTTTGGCAAAACACTGTCCTTTGATAGCGTCAGTGCCCAGCAGGCCCGTGGCATGTTGCGCCGTGTGCGCGATACCATAGCCGAGCACCGCAGGACTCCCGAGTTCCATACAAGTGAACAAAATCCGGCCTATCTAAAACTGGTAGTCATGGAGCAGGCCTTGGCCGCACGTGTGCAAGAGCAAGACACAGTGCAGACCATGGATCCTACAGAACAAGCACGGCAACGCCAGCAACAACGCACGGATATCGACAAAAGCATTGGTGAAAAACAACGTGAACTGGCCGATCTACAGCGCCAGAAAGCCATGATGGAACGTCGACAGAACCTGAGATCACGTCTTCAAGAAGCGTCTGAAGTGCAACAGGCACAAGTTGTGTTGGCCAGCCAAGACATGGTAGATCAGGTGCAAGGCATGAGTGAAGACATCAGTGCCATGCAGTTCAAAGACCTACCGGCTCTGACAGATTCAATCAAGAACGACATGGGTGTTGACCAAGCCACTGCTTATCAATCTGCTACTGCTGCTGCACTTACACAACTGCTACAATCAGTGCAACAAGGTAAAACAGCATTGGAAGGTGCACAAGGAACACTGACAGGTCAAGAACCTGTTGTGCCAGGTCAAGAACCTGCTGCAGACATGGGTGCAGATCTCAATGCAGAACCTGCTGCGGACATGGGAGCTGATTTAAATGCTGAACCTGCTGCGGACATGGGTGCTGATGAAGAAGAGCCAACACCTCTTGGTGCTCCTGAGGCTCTAGGCCGTGACCGTCGTGTTGCTGAAGCCAAGAAAGGCAAGAAGCCAGACTTCCTGGATCTTGACAAGGATGGCAACAAGAAAGAAACAATGAAGTCAGCTGCGGCTGACAAGAAAGCAGGTCCCAAGAAAGGCGTAAATCCTTTTGCCAAAAAGAAATAATGAAACTGATTGAATTTGAAGTAAATTCAGCAAACACACAAAAACTGGCTGCACTTAGCCAGTTTTTGTTGTCACGTGCCCAAGACACAGATGCTGAAAAAAAAATATCGATCGCAGCATTTGTTGATTTGGCCAAAAATGTAGGAGTCAGTTTGAATGACGCACAATTACGTAATCTTGTGCAACAGGCTCCTTTGAAAGAATTGATTGCTGATGTCACTGACACAGAAGTCATATTCAAAGGTGCGGTTGAAGGTGCACCCAACATGACAGTGGATCAGGCTCGCGAAACTGTCAATACCATGGCCCAGCGAGCATTAAACAAAAAAGGACTCTGACATGTTAGAAACAATTTTCTGGTTACTGGTAGGTGCATTTATTGGTTGGAATTTCCCACAACCCGATTATGCAAAATCAATTCAAGCTAAAATACTAGGCCTGTTTAAGAAATCGTGAATGTTGTTTATATTCACGGGGCTTCGGCCTCCGGGGATAGTTTCAACTACATTCGTCACCATTTAAATCATCCTGTTGAAACTGTTATAGAGTACAACAGCACTAATGGATTTAAACATAATCTAAACAGAATGCGAGAAACTATTTCGCAATCTCAGGGCTCAATCTTTTTTGTAGCTCATAGTCTGGGTGGAATTTATGCACTGCATTTGGCACAAGACTTTTTTGATCGAACAGCAGGGGCAGTCACACTCGCTACACCCTACGGTGGATGCCGCGAAGCAGTATTGGCTCAATTCTTTTTACCATTTAACCAACTCATGCGCGACATCAGTCCCGGCAGTGAACCCATGGCCAGTGTACACAAGATGCGTGTGCCACGAAATTGGACCAATGTGGTAACCACTTGTGGCAGCAATCCATTTATAACAGCCTCAAACGACGGAGTAGTAACTGTGGAAAGTATGAAACATTTACCAGACCAGATGGACTTGGTAATATCCAAGTCCACACACTACGAAGTAGTTTTATCGCCAGAAACAGTAAATATTATTACCGACAGAATTTGACAACGCAATTGATTGATGTTATACTATAGATGTATTAGCAGTGCATTATATGGAGTCAGACACATGTTAATATGCAGTTGCAACAAAAATGGTTTAATTTATCTCTCAAGAGAATATTATGAAGAAACTTATTTTAACAATCGCTCTATTCGCACTTACCACAACCACAGCCCTGGCTGGTGGTTACGGCCATGGACCGCGCGGCGGGTATAACGGGTATAACGGGTATAACGGGTATAACGGGTATAACGGTTATCGAGGCGGCAATGGATGGAACTACGGTGCTGCTGCATTGGGCGGTGCCATCATAGGCGGAGCATTGGTATACGGTGCAACACGCCCTTACTATTCGGCGCCCGGCCCTGTGTACGCAGAGCCACCGGTATACTACGCACCACCACCGGTGTACTATAATCCTCCAGTTAATACAGCGCCATACAGTCCGGCTCCTGTGTTATATTGGGACGCTAATTG